CCAAGAGTACGCCGAGAAATTCGTTCAGAAGGAGGCGCGTCGGCTGAAGCTGTCGATCGATGCCCCTTTGGTCACGAACCTTGTCACCATCGTCGGGTCCGATCTTGGCGTTCTGGCCTACGAGCTTAGCAAAGCGCACGCGGTGTGCAGGGGCAACAACACGATGGAGGTGACAGGGCCTCTCCTCCGCCAGTCTATCGCGGCGATCTCGGAGGCAGGGGCGCAGCCAGTGGTCGAGCATCTTGGCGCGAGGAACGTCGGCCGGTTGGCCCGTGCGCTGACCGCGATGCGGAGAACTCACGCGAGCGATCCGACGATGAAGGGAATTGCTTTCGTCGGAAGAAATATTCTTCAGTGGCTTCAGGCCGCTTCTCTAATTTCCGCTGGAATTTCCCCAGAGGAAATTTCACGCGAGATGGAGGTCAACCCGTGGATCTTCCGCAACAAAATTTCCCCAATCGCTAAAAAATGGGGCGAGAAAAACTTGGCAAACCTGCTTTCGGACCTCGCAGATATTGAAAGGGGAATTAAGTCGGGTCACGTAAACCCTTGGGTGGAATTTGAGAGTGCGCTGATCAAGGCCGTGACAGGGGGTCGGCGTGGGTAGAGTCCTTCACCTCCCCGTTAGGTCGTCTATAGCGAGACCTAACATGCTGGCTGCTGAGCATCTTTCGCTCCGCGGCCCTACAACCTGTCGCTGAAAGAATCGGGTCGAGGCTTCTGATGTTCCAACAACCGTCCGTAGAGGGTATCCACGCGAAAGCGTCCACGCCAACCACAAGCCTTGCACCGGACAAAGGACCGACGGCGATGGTGATGAAGCTGACGGTCTCAACCCCTCCGACGTACACATTCGACCAAGCCTCAGAGGCCGCCCTGGCCTACTTCGACGGCGACTCGCTCGCTGCGAATGTTTGGGTGACGAAATACGCCCTTCAAGACCAAGACGGTTGCTACCTTGAAAAGACGCCTGTGGACATGCACAGGCGTCTTGCTCGTCAATTCGCCCGCATCGAGGCCAAGTATCCGAATCCGATGAGTGAGTCCGAGATCTTCGCTCTCCTCGACGGCTTCAAACGGATCGTTCCCCAAGGTTCGCCCATGAGCGGCATCGGGAACGACAACAAGATCCAAAGCATCTCCAACTGCTTCGTGATCGCATCGCCGCATGACTCCTACGGTGGCATCCTGTGGACGGATCAGGAGCAGGTGCAGATTATGAAGCGTCGGGGAGGCGTGGGGATGGACATTTCCACGATCCGGCCGCAAGGGCTTCCGACAGCGAACGCAGCCAGCACGACAGATGGCATCGGCGTCTTCATGGAGCGCTTCTCCAACTCATGCCGTGAGGTCGCCCAAGGAGGTCGGCGCGGCGCTCTGATGATCACGTTGGACGTGCACCATCCCGATGTTCGGACCTTCATTACGATCAAGCGGGATCGGAAGCGCGTGACCGGGGCGAACATCAGCCTGCGTCTGTCCGACGAATTCATGGACGCGGTGAAGAACAAGGAGAAGGTGCACCTTCGCTACCCTTGCGATCCGAACGTGCCCCACGACGTTGAAGAGTGGGTCGATGCGAATGAGCTTTGGACCGAGATCATCGAGTCCGCCCATGACTGTGCCGAGCCCGGCCTTCTGTTCTGGGACAACGCGAAGAAGAACACTCCCGCAGACATTTACGAGGCCGAGGGATTCGGATCGACCAGCACGAACCCGTGCGGGGAGATCATCCTGAGCCCGAACGACTCCTGCCGACTGATGGTCGTGAACCTCGCCGGCTTCGTGAAGAAGGCATTCACTTCTGCTCCTGTTTTCGATTGGGATGCCTACGGGGATACCGTCCAGAAGGCACAACGCCTCATGGACGACATGATCGATCTGGAGATCGAGCAAGTGGACAAGATCCTCGCCAAGATCGATGCCGACCCTGAGCCCGAGGAGGTTAAGGCCATCGAGCGCAACCTCTGGACGAAGATCCGAGCCGCCGCCACGAAGGGTCGTCGCACGGGCCTTGGCGTCACTGCCGTTGGCGATGTGACCGCGATGATGGGGTTGACCTACGGGTCGCCCGAGGCCATCGCTTTGATCGAGCGTATGTACCGCGAGCTTGCGCGCAACTCCTACACCTCCTCGATCACAATGGCGGTCGAACGCGGCGCCTTCCCGGTCTGCGATGTGAGCCGGGAGACGGACCACCCTTTCGTCTCTCGCGTGATCGATTCGCTGGACGACGCGACCAAAGCCCTCTACGCGAAGCACGGCCGGCGGAACATCGCCAACACCACTACGGCCCCTTGCGGGTCGGTTTCGCTTCTGACGCAGACGACCAGCGGCATCGAGCCGGCGTACATGCTTTCGTACACGCGCCGTAAGAAGATCAACCCCAACGACACGGACGCCAAGATTGATCACGTTGACGACATGGGCGATACGTGGACTCACTACAAGGTGCTCCACCACGCCTTCGCCGAGTGGTGCGAGGTGTCGGGCCGGGACATTGACGATGTGATCGGTCGGCTCAGTCGAACCAAGCGCCTCAACGGCAAGGATGTGCCCGATCCAGATCTGTCCGACGTGGAGGCCAGCCCCTACTGGAAGGCCACCTCCCACGATATCGACTGGGAGAACAAGGTGGCAACGCAAGGCGCGGCCCAACGCTGGATCTGCCATGCGATCTCAAACACGACCAATTTGCCCGAGGACGTTGACGTGGAAACCGTCAAGCGGGTCTACGAGAAGGGCCACGAGGTCGGCTGTAAAGGCGTCACCATCTATCGCCAGGGGAGCCGCGACGGTGTGCTTGTGTCCGAGGCGCAGGAGCAATCGACCTTCGGCTACCACAGTGCCCCCAAGCGCCCCGAGACGTTGGAGTGCGAGCTTCACCGGAGCAAGGTCAAGGTTGGCGAGGGCGAGTACGAGGAGTGGATGATCCTCGTCGGCAAGCTGAACGATCAGCCTTACGAGGTGTTCGCCGGCCGGAGCAGCGATGCTCTACGGATCCCGAAGAAGGTCACGACAGGCTGGATCGTCAAGCGTGCTTTCAAAGAGGGCGGCAAGTACGACCTCCTTTTTGGGGACGAGGACGATCCGATGGTTATCGCCGATTTTCCAGCCGTGTTCGATAACAGCAACCATGCCTTGTTCACCCGGCTCCTGAGCTATGGTCTTCGCCACGGTGGCGCGCCTCAGTACGCCGTCGAGCAGCTACGCCGCGAGACTGACACCGACTTTATGACCTTCGCCAAGGTCGTCAGTCGTGTGCTCAAGAAGCACATCCCCGATGGCGCGAAAGCGAACGTCCACGTCTGCCAAGACTGCGGGGCCGAGGATTCGATCATTTACTACGATGGCTGCCACAAGTGCTCGATCTGCGAAGCGAGCAAGTGCGGGTAGCTCAGACGTAAAAATCGACCTTCGGATCGAAAGGTTCGGGTTTAGGCTCGGGCCTTTTGCGTTCCATCGGAGGCCGCATCGGGAGAGGGAGAAGCAGCGGCACCTGTGCCGGTAGCTCCTCTCTCTTCTTCCGGTTTTCGCGGAGTCTCATATCTTGATCGTAAGTCCGTGCCCTGGGCGCCGCAAGGTCTAAGGCGTTTCCTTGGCCTGTTGGGCGGCTAATTCGGCCTCTTCTTCGCGGAGGTCCGCGAGCACGCTCTCCAGCGACGCGATGCGACGGCGTAGCGACACGAGCTTGGTCGAGGGCAGTTCGTTGTACTCGATCTCTTTCAACTCCTTGCTGCCCTTCTCAACGGTGCGGATCAGGGAGCTTTGTAAGCTCGCGGCGATCTGGTGTTCAGTTTCGATGATCTTCGCTTTGCGAAGCTCGGCATAGGGGTCGCCGGGCTCGGCCATGCTGCGCATGATCGTGCCCCCTATGTACGCGATCACTTTGCCTTCGTACACAGCCATGACGGACACCTTCGTCTCTTGGGGCCGACCTGCACGAGCCTTGCCGCGGTGGAAGGTCACTTTGTCCAGATCCAAGTCCGCCTTGACCTTGGCGGGCTGGTCGTGAATCCAGTCCTCGCCCTTGTGCTCCTCGGGCGTCGCAGCCTTCACGGAGGAAGGAAGGGAGTGCCTGGGTTTCCAAGCGGCACGGACGGCTGTGGGGAGTGGGGGTAGGCGTTTCATGCTTTGTGCGTCCTCCGAAGAGGTCGTCCTCGTCATGTTTAACGACACGAGGCCACTCAACGAAACCTGGGACGGGGTATGGTAATTTGTGACCGAGAAGGCCACTGTGACGCTCCTAGAGGGGGTTTTCTACGAGGGGCCTGATGGCACCTTGATGGTTGCTGACGGCCCCAGGGGCGCAGCCAGCGTGACCGACGCCCTTTTGGAGCTTGAGGGGACCAAGGTGATCCTCCTCGCACACCATCTACCACCCGATCCCCCCGATCCGGCGAGGTGGGGCGGTGGCTGTTGCATGTACGAACCCTCGGGTGAGTGCCCCGTCGGGCACCACGAGCGAAAAGGCTACCTCTACACTTTCAAACACGCGGGTACTCTGGAGTGTCGCGGATCCAAATGGGGCGTGACGACTGACCAGGGGAGACACGAGCCGTGGCTTGAGTCTTTAGTCGGGCATCGATCCCAGATCGTGATCTCGGCCATCCCCGACGTAGAGGATCTGAAAGCCAAGCTCAATCTCGATGAGCAGCCCAAGACGTTGGAAGACTTAGAAGCACGCATCACCGCGATGCGAGACCTGTTCGTACAGGTCAACGATTTGAAGGAAAAGTTGTAAGGTGGCCGAGAATTTCACAGGGCGTGTGTCGTCCGTAGTATTTGCGAACGAGGCATCCTCGTTCTACGTCCTCCGCGTCAAGCTCGACACGGCGGACGAAGGCGAGTGGATCAATACGGCACGGTTTGAAACCTCAACCGTCGTTGTGCGCGGAACGATCCCAGGCATGACAATCGGCCAGGGCTCGTGGTTCGGGTTTGAAGCCAAATGGGTGACGCACCCTGAGTATGGCCGTCAGCTTGAGATCCTGCGTGCCCCGGTCCTGGCAGGTCCGTGGACGCCAGACACCGCGATCAAGATGCTGTCCTCGCACGGCGTCGGACAATTCACCTGCAAGCGTATCCACGATCACTTTGGCGAAGGCATTGTCGAAGCCTTGTCCGACCCGAAGAGGCTCGCGGAGGTCAAGGGGCTCACCGAATTCGATGCGATCCATATCTCGTCGCGGTGGGTCTCGATCAAAGCGATGTTCCAGACCCTCACTTTCCTTTCGGATCTTGGACTCCCCAAGACGAAGGTGGATCAAGTGTGGGCACGGTTCGGGGACGACGCCGAGAAGATTCTCGCTGAGAACCCGTGGCGGCTGACCGAGATCGATGGCATCCCCTTCAAGGCGGCCGATGAAGTGGCTTCCAAGATGGGCCTCGACCCTGCGAGTCTCGCTCGTGTCAAAGGGGCCTTGCTCGCGTCGATCAAAACCCAACGCGGCATGGGCCACCTGTTTATGACCTCCGGCGAGGTGTTCGGTGCAACACAGCAGCTTGTCGGGGAGGCGGGGGTCGAAACGATCGCCCAAGCAATCAAAGAGTGTAGCGACGAGAATTCGTTGACCTTGGATCGGACGACCCGGCCGGGGACCACGGCGATCTATGAACCCTGGCTGTACCGGGTCGAGGAGGACTCTGCTGTTCTCGTTGCTGAGCGTGCAGATCGTGCGCAGCTTTCGGAGGATCAGACCCTCCAGCTTGTGAAGATGCTCGGGAATGTCGGAGTGGCAACGAAAGCCCTCGCCGACGAGAACCCGATGGCCCTTGATCTGGTCGCTCGTTCGGCGGTGGAGGAGCGGTCCAAGGGGAGTCGGATCCAGTTGTCCCAGGATCAGATGGAGGGCGTGATCAATTCGCTCGTCAATCCCGTCTCCATCGTGACGGGCCTCCCGGGTACAGGCAAGACCACGTTGCTCAAGACGCTCGTGAAAGTGCTTCAGGACGCCGAGGTCCCGTTCTTGCTCGTCGCCCCCACGGGAATCGCTGCCAAGCGGGTCATGTCCGTGACGGGCGCTGAGGCGTCCACCATCCACAGGGCCTTCAAGGCGGCGGGGATGGACATGGACGAGGACCGCGAGTCCACCTACGCAGGCATCGTCGGCTATTCCGCGGGTGACGTGGGGGCGGATGGGTCGAGTGAGGTGTGGGGCTACGGGCCAAACAACCACCACCCGGCGGAGATCGTGATCTGCGACGAGTCCTCGATGGTGGATCAGCACGTCCTGTTTCGACTGCTGACCTGCACGTCCGCCAAATGCCGGCTCGTGTTCGTCGGCGACGCGGCGCAGCTTCCCAGTGTCGGACCCGGCAATGTACTCCGTGACCTGATCCAGTGCGGCCAGTTCCCTGTCACCGACCTGCACGAAATCTTCCGGCAGGAGGATACGAGCGACATTGTGACGGCCGCCCACGCGATCCATGCGGGCAAGGTGCCTGAAATCGGGGACCGCACATCCGATTTTGCGCTGATCGAGATGCGCAGCGAGGACGACATTCTCACGACGCTCGTGCGAGCGGTCGAACGTCTGTACGAGAAGCACACCAACTTCCAAGTGCTGTCGCCTCGACACGGGGGCACTCTCGGCGTCACGAACCTCAACAGTCGGATCCGAGAGGTGTTGAATCCGAAATCTCCCGGCGCTCAGGAGATGCGCCTGGGCAATGAGACGATCCGCGAGGGCGACCGCGTAATGGTGGTCAAGAACAACTACCAGTACGAGATCTTCAATGGAGACGTGGGCAAGGTGTTGGAGCTTGACCGCCGGACCAAGGAGGTGCGGGTGAAGATCCACGGGCCGCCTCCCATGACGGTACGCCTCCCTTTCAAGGTTGCGCCGACGCACCTGCGACTCGCGTACGCCATGACGGTGCACAAGAGCCAGGGACAGGAATACGACACGATCCTGATGCCGTGGGTCATGGGGTTCAACCGACAGCTTCAGCGGAACCTCATCTACACCGCGATCACCCGTGCGAAGCGGAAGGTCATCTTGTTCGGTGCGGGCCGGGCGCTGGCGAAAGCTGTCGCCAACAACCGCGTGGATGCCCGCAACACCCTCTTTCCCGACCGCCTCGTGCGACTTATCGCCGAGGGAACCAAGAGCGCCTGACCCGCAGGCATTTTTCTCTCACGGAGGCGCTCACTCGGTGCGCGTCGGGAGTACATACAAGGGACGGCATGGCAGACTATCCGATCGAGACGAAACCCTCTGCGGAGGACGAGGCCCACGCGGCTGAGATCAAGAGGCGGCTGAAGGAGCTTGAAGGCAAGCTGCGCTTCACGAAGATCGTGGCGAGCCGTTCGGTTAAAGGCAAGACCGGGGACGTGTTCACGTGCTTCTCGGTCATGGCCGAGGACTTCCAAGACCAGTCCGGTGTGGCGGTTTCCGATCCCGAGATTGCCTCCCAAGGCATGTCCTTGGACGAGGCCCGCATCGCCCACCTCCTTGTCGCGCAGATGGCTGACATTGGGGCGCATGAGCAAGCACTGGCTACCGGCAATATCTCCCCGCAGTTTTTTAGGGACCGCGTGAGTGGGATCAAACGCAACTACGGAAAACTGATCGCATGGGCCATGAAGGTCCGTCCCGAGGCCGACAATGGGTGATCTGAATTTACAGCCACAGGAGCCCGTCGTTGACGAGGAGCGGATTCGCCGAATCCACGAGGAGCTTTCCGATCTCCACGAGGAGCTTGACCCCGATCCCCTGTCGCTCGGTCCGAAACGGATCAACAACAAGGTCGCCAAGGTGCGAAACATGCTCCGCCGCTGTGTCGGGGTAGAGCTACAGCTTGCTGAGGATCTGCACTGGTTCAAGCGCTCGTTGAACCGACAGCAGGGTCACTACGAGCTTGAGTTTCAAGACCTGATCGCCCACGACCCCCATGTCCGCGCGGGTCGAAACATTCAGGACCGCGAGGCCGTGGCCAAGATCCGACTCAAGGAACGGTACATGGCGATCCGAGCGTTGGAGGAGAGCGTGTCCGATCTGGAGGCCCTCCTGATCGTGGTGCGAATCAAATCCCGCGACATTCGGGACACCCAGAGCCGTCTGAAGGACCAACTCAAGATCTGCGAGCACGAGCTTGCCCTCGGTGCGCGGTGGGGCGACTTTCGGTCGCCCTTGTTCCCCGACTCCCCCCGCGCCACTGGGGCGGACACGAAGGACATTGACGACCTGATCGCCGAGACCGACGCGAACGAGGATGAGACGACGAACCCTTCTTGGAACGACGGAGATGCCGTTGAGACGGTGAAAGAGCCTGCGCCCGAGGCGCTCGCCGGTTCCGCTTCCAGCGACGAGACCGACAATTTTCTGGACGCCCTGGGCGGCCTAGATGCCGGAGAAAAAGATGAGACACCGACACTCAAAACGGACGCAGCCGACGTAAACATTGACGGACTGCTCGACTCTCTCTAGCCAGAGACCGGGTAGGATCTGAAACGCAAACCCAAGCCGGGCGCGCAAACCACAACCCAAACAAGCGGCCGTTCATCCCGTCTAGCCGACATGAGTCACCGGGCCGCAGAGGAAAAAAGGAGCACACATCATGTCTGATGATGGTTTTGAAGAATTCAGTTTTGATACGGGCGATGAAGTCGTCCAAACCCGCGCCAAGAAGTTCAAGGGCGAGGAGGGCCGCATCTATCGGCTCTCGTTCGTCTGGTACGACGGTCTGGACGATGGGGCCAAGGGGCTTCTCGCAGCCATGTCTCGTGAGAACGACGAGGCGAAGGCGCCCGCACCGAAGTTTGTCGGGGCCAAGCGTCACTACGTGCCGAGTGTGGGGTACTTCCTCCATAAAGGCCCTGAGTACAGCAAACTTGCTGGGGGTGCCGCTCCGAAAATGCAGATCGCCACGATCATCGTGTCGTGGCCTTGCGACAAGAACGGCAACGTCACGACGCTCGATCAGGCCCCTGGTGTCATGCCGTGGATCTTCTCGGCGGAGAAGTACGACACGATCAAGGGTGCCCACGCCCAGTGGCCCTTTGGCGAGCACGACCTGATCGCCAAGTGTACGCGAGGTCAGTTCCAAAACTTCACCTTCCAATCCGCAAAGAACAACGCGGTGCGGAAGCTGATCGAGTCGGATAAGGCTCCCAAGATCATCGACGGGATCATTGATTCCGCCATTGGGATCCGCGGCAACCTCAAGAACGAGATTGCCCGCGACATGAGCCTCGACCAGATTCGGGAGAAACTGGGGGCCGATGGCGGGTCTCCGGTCGGGGACATTCAGCCGCAAAACAGCGCGGCCATCGACAGCGCCCTCGACGGCATCCTCGACTAGAGGAGGAAGGGAGGGGCCATGATCGTACTTGGTCTGGACCCCTCCCTTACCAATTTTGGCTGGGTTCTGCTTGACACTGAAGGTGAGGGTCGTGAAGCGGTACTCAACCGAGGTCGATGGCAGACCCCAGCCAAAATGGAGTTCATCGATCGCAACGTGTTTATGCGGGAGCGGTTGGAGAACGCAATCTTGACGGACGACCCTGATTTCATCGGGATCGAGTACCCCGTTTTCAACGACCTGTGGTCCGAAGGCATGTACGGTTTGTTTCTTTACTCGTGTGAGGCGATCAAAAACCAGAGGAGGAACGTCGCGTTCTTCTCTCCGGGGCAGGTCAAGGCGCATGCGTCCCTGTTCCTCCGCCGCCCGCGAGGGTGGAAGATGGACAAACCGGACATGGTGGAGGCAGCCAAGAAGGCTTCAGGCGGCGGCCGTTGGAATCATAATGAGGCTGATGCCTTTTGGGTCGCACGCACGGCAGGGCGCTTTTGGAGTCTGTACTCGGGAGAGATCACCGAGGACGACCTGACCCCACCGGAGACCAAGCAATTCACCGAGATCTGGAAACCCACGAAAGGGAAGCGAGCCGGCCAAACGGTCAAGCGGGGAATCATCCACCGCGAAAGCGAGCGCTTCTTCATGTGGTCAAGGCAAAACAATGGCTAACACGAAAAAGAGCACGAAGAAGACCCCGAAGAAGAAGGTCACATCGACCAAAACCATGGGCTCCCCGCTGCTTGCGGCGGGCGACGTGCTCGATAAGACCCTCAAGACGAAGGACTGGAAGGCTGACCTCGACCCCCAGTCGCTCCGCCAGTCTCTCGCCCACCTTCCCACGGGCTCGCTCACGATCGATTTCCTGATCGGCGGCAAGCCCAACTCGTTCGGTGTGGCCCCTTGCCCTGGGATGCCCCGTGGTCGGATCATGCAGCTTTACGGCCACGAGGGGTCGGGCAAGACCACCCTCGCGCTCACCCTGGCTGCCGAGACGTGCGCCGCGGGCGGGACGGTCTGCTACATCGACTGGGAGAACGAGATTGTCCCGTACTACGCCAAAGCTCTTGGCGTTCCGATCGAGGATAGCTCCAAATTCCTGTTGGCTCAGCCTGATACGCTGGAGGCCGGCATTGTCATCGCGTACACGATGGCAAAGCACGGCGTCGATCTGATCGTGTTCGACTCGGTTGGCGCAGGTGTCCCCAAGAAGCTCTTGGAGGGCAAGCTGGAGGAATTGGCGGACCTCGGCCGCATTGGTCTGAACGCGGCCATCTGGTCGGCCTCCCTGCCCAAGATCAAGGCCGTGTCGATGCGGACGGGCACTGCCATCATCGGCATCTCGCAGCTTCGGTCTTCGATCAACACGACTGGCTTCGGCGGCGACGGGTCCAACGCACAAGGTGGCAAGGCATGGCGCTTCTACTCGTCGTTGCGTATGAAGCTCGCGCGGATCAAGACCGAGAAGATCAAGGTTCAAAACAACCTGACGAACAAGATCGAGGACAAGGTTGTCGGCGCGCAGATCAAGGTCAAGCTCGACAAATGTAAGGTCTCGGCCCAGCAGGGCAACGAAGAGATCATGTACATCCGTCAGGGCGAAGGCATTGATGACTACCGCACGATCATCGAGGTTGGTATCGCCTACCAGATCGTCAAGAAGGGAGGGGCCTGGATCGAATGGACCTCGCCGGATGGTAGTAGCAACGTCAAGTGTCAGGGCATGGAGAAGTTCAGGCGGGAGATGATCGATGAGCCCGGTGCCTTCCAGGTCCTCTACGAGCAGATCCTTCCGTACCTCGGGGCGACCACTACGCCTGTCGAGGAGGAGGAGAGCGACCTGGATGACCCGATGGACGGGGAGATTGAGGACCTCCTCAAGTGATCAAGGTCCGCGTCGAGAATTTCCAGAGCATCGGGAATCAGACTGTCGAAATCGACGGGTTCACCGTAGTCACTGGGACGAATAACACCGGCAAATCGGCGCTCATGCGTGCGATCCACGCCGTGTTTACCAACCCTGCGCCGGGCTCCATCGTCCGGCACGGGGCCTCGCACGCGGAGGTCGAGATCACGTTCAACGACGGTCGCAACGTCGTCTGGAAAAAAGGGGCGAAGATCAACGAGTATTGGATCGACGGCGCGAAGCTCGGAGAGTCCGCAGGGCGCGGCGTTCCTGCTGAGGTACTGGACCTCGGCTACCGCCCCATAGAGGCAGGCGGCAAGAAATTGTGGCCGCAGTTTGCGAAGCAGAAGAGTGGCGACCTGTTCCTTCTCGATCTCCCCGGCTCAGCCATCGCTGACGCGGTGGCGAACGTTGAGCGTATCCGCGTCCTCAACCACGCGCTCAAATCCTGCGAGTCGGAGCGGCGCAGCGTAAATAGCGATCTCAAGTTGCGGCGCAAGGACAGCGAGAAGCTGGACGAGCGCTTCGTTCGGTTTGAGGGGCTGGACGAGGCCGTTGCTTTGCTCGATGGTCTGGAGGAGTCGAGGACCAAGGGCGACAAGGTAGTAAAGCTCCACAAGATCCTGTCGAGTGCGCAGGTCAAGATCGACAAGGCGAAGGCTGAGGTCGAGCGACACGAGGGGTTTGGAGACGCCAAGGGGAAAGTGCCTGACAAGGAGCGCCTCACCGAGATCCGAGATATCCAGACAGAGCGGAAGGATCTAGCGGCCTTGGAGGTGCGCCTCACAGCCCGCAGGGAGATGGTGGACAAGTGGGGGGCAGCCGTAGAGATCGCAGCCAACAACCGCCCTGGAGAGGACGAGGCGGTCGTGAAGGCCAACAAGCTCAGGCAGGGGCGGAAGGTGCTCGGCCGGCTTCAAAAGGGCATCGAGGATGAGGCCAAGAAGGTTTCCGATCTTCAAACCCTCCTGATCGAAAAGCGCAAGGAGCTTGAGACGGCGGAGGAGAACGTCCATGCGATTTTGGGGGATTACGAGGAGTGCCCCACCTGCGGCACACACCTGAAGGGAGAACAGCATGTGTCAGGCGTATGAAGCTGAAGCGAATCTCATGTCATGGTTGGAGCACGGCCAACAACGGCGCGCGTATGAAGCCAAGGGCAAGGCTGATTGTCTTGCGGGGAAGTACAGACCCCCGCACACGGCCAAGGATGGGACGTGCAATACGACCTACAAGCCGTGGATCGAATACCGCGACGCCTATCTCAAGGGCTGGGAAAGCTCCCAACAGATGCGCTTGCCGGGGGTCGGATGATCCGTTTCGTCACGCGCACCGACGTTCACCTCTCTGACCACACTCCCGTTTCTAGGACGGATGACTGGACGGAGACGGTGTTCGGGAAGCTCCGACAGATCGGGGATCTCGCGCGCCGGGTGGGCGCGGATGGCGTGCTGGATAACGCGGATTTCTTCGACGTGAAGGCTCCGATCCGAAACAGTCACGCGCTTGTGCGGGGTGTGGCGGAGCTTCACAAGGAGTACCCATGCCCGGTTTACGGCAACGTTGGGAACCACGACTGTACGCGACAGGACATTCGGAACCTGCCCAAGCAGCCACTCGGAGTCCTGTTTGCGACGGGCGTGTTCCAACGTTGCTACGACGAACACGAGCACGGATTTTTGGACGACGACGGCATGTCCGTCCGTGTGCTTGGCATCCCCTTCCATGGGAACAAGTACGACCTCGACCGCTTCCGGGCCTGCAAGAAGCAGGGTGAGGATTACCTGCTCGTCATGGCGCACGTCCTCGCTTCAGAGAAGGGTGGCACGATGTTCGACAACGAGGACGTGATCAAATACGCCGACCTCATCGAACTCGCGCCGGACGTGGATGTGTGGCTTTTCGGGCATTGGCACAAGGACCAAGGGATCACCGAGATTGCACCCGGCAAGTGGGTGATCAACCTTGGCAGCCTGACTCGCGGTTCCCTCGCCTGGGACGACGTAACTCGCCAGCCTGCGGTGTCGGTGATCACGTTCACGCGTGAGGGAATTGAGATCGAACGTCACGATATCGAGATCCGGCCCCACGAGGAGGTGTTTGATGTGGACGGCCGTGTCCGTGAGGAGTCGCGGGCTGCCACGATGGACTTCTTCGTGGATTCGATCCGAAAGACGCTCACTGAGACGGAGGACGGTGCGACCCTCTCCGAGAAGGTGGGGGCGATGGATGGTCTGCCCGAGAAGGTGCGAGACCGGGCAATCGAATTTATCGAGACCGCCGAAGGGGCCGTTGTCGGCCGGTAGAGTGCATCATGGCGTGGGACCCCAACCGGCCGTACACCCTTTGGTGGACTCACCTCAAGGAGTACGAGGAGTGCGGCCTGAAATTCCTGTGGAGCAGGGGTTGGGGCAAGATAGACCTTGGAGGGGGTCCTGGCCGGAAGAAGCCTCTCGACAAGCCGCGTTCGCGCGAGCACGCGGTCATGGGCATCGCCATCCAGGCGGTGATCGAGGATCTGTACAACGAGGAGCTTTGGCGTTCACCGGACAGCCTGAAGCACCAGATGAAGAAGCTCGCCCTCTTCTACGTGCAGAAGGAACTGAAGGACGAGCGGAATTGGATCGATTGGCGCGCCGCCGGCATGGGGCAGGCCGATATTGAAGATACAGTCGTCAGCGGGGTGCTTGGCTACCTGAAGACGATGAAGCACCACAAGCTCCTCGGCCCCTACGCGCGGGCCGAGGTCGAGCTTATCGGCCACCTGGACAAGCACAACCGGCTTGGGGGGTGGGCCGACACGATCATTCGCCGCGAGGACACCGGGATCACCCTCCTCGACGGCAAGAACAGCAAGACGAAGATGCTGCACGTCGATCCCGATCAGCTTCGCTTCTACGCTCTGCTGTTCTATCTGAGCTACAACAACACGCTGCCGGATCGAGCAGCCTTCGTTTGGTATCGCTTCCCCTACGACGGGAAGGACGAGCAGGGCCTCGATTGGGTCCCCTTCACGGAGCGCGACCTCCAAGAGATCGCCGCACGAGCCCGCAAGGCGCGCACAGGGATGAATAAGGGGTTGTTCGACGCCAAACCGTCGAGCAAGGCGTGTCAATACTGCCCTTACAAGGGGGTCTGCCCTGCGCGGTTGACGATCGACAACGCGAACGCCGAGAAGCGCAAAGACTTGCTGCCCATCGTCGGGCACTCCGAAGGGTTCGTGGAATTTGACATGGACACGGACGGTCAAAAGACGAAGCCACCGAGTAAGGAGAGTAGCCATGATGACTGACACGGACAGCCGCCTAGAAACGGCCGTGAAAGATCGGAACAAGTTGATCGCCGACATTCAACGGATCGAAGGACGCCTGGAGGCGGCCGAGTCTGGCCTTGCGCAAGCAGAGTCGGAGTGCCGCGAGAAGGGGATCGAACCCGAACAGATCGGCGTGGCGTTGGAGAAACTCAACGAGAGGTACATCAAGCTGGTGGACAGCTTTGAGGCCGACGTTCAAACCGCGAGGCAAGCCCTCGCCCCGTACAGGGAAGATACAGATGAAAATCGAGGTAGCTAAAAGTGATTTGGAAGCCGCATTGCAGGTCGTGTCAATTGGCACGTCTGGCACCGGCTCCGACCTGTCCACCCATTTCCTGTTCCGCCACGAGGTTGTGGACGATGACGAGCGGGTTAGCATCCTGGCGTACAACGGGCGCCTGGGCGCGAGCATCCCTCTCGTCTGCAAGGTTACGGTCGAAGAGGAGGCCGCCAGTTCCTTCACGGTGGAGTCCTGGCGTCTCAAGCAGTGGCTCGCCGCTGCGGCTGACACCGCGCTCACGCTGGAGTACGACGACGGGACGGTGAAGGCGACGGCGCTCAAGGGCAGCGTCAAATTCCGATCCCTCGATCCGTCCTCGTTCCCTTTTTGGGACGAGTCGCTGGCACAGGCGAAGAAGATCGTGGATCTGGAGGCGACGCGGCTCCACGCGGCGCTGTCACACGCCAAGCTCTTTACCCACGAGAAGGACACGACCAAGCCGCACCTCTCCGTGACCGAGGTGCAGAATGGATCCCTGCGAGCGTCGGACATGGCCTCGCTCACTCTGATCACCATCGAGGAGCTTGCCGAGTCCAACTTGCGCATCCACGGCAAGGATCTCCAGCAGGTGCTCTCATACTTGGCACTCATCGCGGATGAGGACGTGGAGATTCTGGAGACGGAGCGCAACCTGTTCCTCAAGCGCAGCGATGAGGGTATCCTGTCGGTGGGTCGCCCTCACAACGCCTTCCCGCCGATCAAGGTGGACAAGGATTCGGATGACATGCACTGGTGGGTCGTCTCGACCCACGACCTCGACTGCGCCGTCAAGCAGCTTGCCTCTTCCGCTGCCAAGGAGGACCACCGCCTCACGATCGATTTCGATCCCGAGGGCAACGAGGTGCTTCTGTCCATGACCTCCGCGTCGGGCTCGACTGACTGCCTCCAGTTGGAGTGCCCTGAGCACGGCTCCAGCGAGAACCCAGAGTCGCCCTTGCCTGAAGGGGGCTTTGCGATCAAGTATCCATACATTCAGCGTTTTCTGTCGCAGTACAAGCAGAAGGCGCTCCGCTTCGGGATTAACCCGCAGGGGAAAAAGGGTGGGTGGATCCGTTTCCGCGATGCCCGCGGTGAGGACGACTATCTCACCCTGCTTATCTGGCTCACCTCCTGATGCTCGACGCCTTTCCAGAGATCAAGACCCTTCGCTCCCAAGCCGATCAAGCCATCGGTTTTCGGGATGCCTTGGGTAAACAGCGCGCTGACAACGACGCGGAGATCATCCGGCTTGAAAACGAGGACGCTACCCTGCGCCTCGTAGCTGGATTGATCCGATCGTTGGCGGACGCTGAGGTCAAGGAAGGGATCGAAGCCGTCACGAAGCTCCAGACCGAAGGTTTGCAGGAAATCTTCTTCGACCAGAACCTCAGTCTTGAGGCCGAGGTCACAGAAGAACGAGGGAAGGTCGCCGTCAACCTGCTCACGGTTGACGCCACCTCCGACGACTACGAGATCAAGGACGACCCCTTGGAGACGATGGGAGGCGCGGTGGCGACGGTCGAGTCCGTCCTGCTCCGTGTGATCGTCATCTTGCGCCGGCAAATGCGGCCGGTGCTCTTGCTGGACGAAACGCTCAGCGCGGTCGCCAAGGGATACATCGAGCGCATGGCCGGGTTCTTGACGACGTTGTGCTCCCGGCTCGACATGGACATTCTTGCCGTAACGCACGACCCTTTGTTGATCGACGCGGCTCAGAAGGCATACGTCATCGAGGCCACTCCGAACGGGGTGGTATTCAAGGAGCGACGATGAAGAAGGCGGCAGAGATTAAGCGAAAACTCAAGCAGGTGCTCTACAGACACCGGAAAAAGTACGTCGAAGAAGGTCTTCGACGGCGACCGGCCAACTGCACGCACAATGCGGTGATTGAGATCGGAGACCCTTCTCGATCCAATCGCACGCACCTTCGCATCTGCACTTGGGGGATCGAGGACGCCAAGGAGCCCGGAGCGTTTCGGCAAGAGGACGGCGGCGAGTGGAACGCCGTGACCTGCGACGAGTCCCTTGGCGGCCGGAAGCAGTGCCGCGACTGCCCCACCTTTGAGTGCGGGTCCGAGGCTGAGGATCTGAAAGCTGCCTTCGCCACGATGCTCGGTGTCGATGGCACTGAGGTGGACATTGGGTGGATCGCCAAGCAGTACCCTGACGTGGCAGCGCTCATGTGGGTGCTCGACAGCGAGCCCCACAGCGAGAAGCCCCCACCCAAGCCGGACCCGGATGTAAATATCCTGTCGTTCTTCGGGGGTGATCTGGACAACACCGTGGCCCCCGAGGAGCCGTTGACGGGTGACTGACCTCCTAGACGTGCTGAACTTCGACTACGCGGCCCGAGGCCCGCGTGGCGTGCCCCCGAAGATGATGGAGTTTCCCGTCGCTGCGGATGCCGCCCCGTACCTTGTGTCGTCCACGAGGAGCGTGGTGTGGGCGAAGCGGGCATCGCGGACACGGACGGTCAAGGCGGCCGTGAGGAGCGTCCAGGGCTTCTACAAGGAGGCCGTGGAGGAGCTTGCCCAAGCTGCCATGGTTCACAAGTGGGGATCCATCCATCCGCTGACCACTGAGGGGCTCAAGGCGTGTGTCTCGTACCTCGCGTTCTACGGCCTCGCGGAGTACGAGGTCATCTCGCACCCAGATTTTGAATACCCCGACACGGTGTCGGCGGACTGGATCGACAACAACCCACGCCACGACGCCGACTGGATGCTCCCGGGTTGTGTTGTGATCATCCCCAAGGACCGGGCCTTGTTCGGCTTCATGGGCACCGTCGGCACCTCGCGGGTCTGCGCCGTCATCCACAACGCCACGAGAGGCTTCACGATGGCGGGGGAAATGGTCCCTTCTCCGAAGCCGGAGCCGGAGCCGGCGCCCAGTCAGGCGGCGGGGGCCGTATGAGGGAGTGGGCGACCAAGGCGCTCGCCGGGATGCCCCTGGCAGAGTCGGACTACGGCTACCTGCTTGGGCGAGGTGCGCGGCCGGACACGATTCATGGCCTGGGGATTTCGACGTGGGTGCCTCCGAAAGAGCCCGCGCCCGATGAGGCGTTCCGCAAGAAATACGGCTCACGCGGCGAGTTCTTCAACGATCGGATCCTATTTCCTCTGTGGTCGGCACGTGGCCTCCTGATCGGTTGGGAAAGCCGGCACGCAGGCCAGAAGGATCTGAGCCGGTACATCATCCCCAAGTGGCATTGGCAGACGCACTGGCTCGGGATGCCCTTGGCGATGCCCCGCATGTGGGAAGGCAAGGTCGTTTGGATCTGTGAAGGCGTGTTCGACCTGTTCGCTCTCAATCAGGCCCTTCCGAATTCCCCCGTCCTCGCTATCGGGACGGCCCGGCTTCACCGCGGGCAGGTACGATTTCTGTCGCGGCTCGCCCTGGGCGGCGTCCGCCTCGCCCTCGACCGCGACAAAGCGGGGCGGGAGGGCACTGAAAAGGCACTCTACTACTTGGAGAAGGCAGGGGTAGAGTGCAAGGACCATCCCTACGGACCCGGCAAGGACCCAGGCGAAATCTGGGACTCATCGGGTCTACGAGGCTGTGAAAAAGCCTTCCCCCTCGCCGCATAGGAGCACGACATGGATGTATGGAAAGCCGGACCTGAAATCTACGAGATAATGTTCGATCTGATCGACAAACACCACCACCATCTCCTTCTCGTAAAGGACGAGATCGGGATCGCTTTGAAAGAGAAGGCAAGTTCTCCGGGTGGTGTCAAGGTCTACGGCAAGACGAGCAAGGCAGCCCCGCTGTTCAACGCCTTCCAGGCCACGGAGTACAAATTCCTGATCGTCCTGGCCGGCGATGAGTGGCAGCACACCCTGTCGCAGACGCAGAAGATGGCGCTCATCGACCACCATCTGTGCTCGATGCTGGTCGAGGAGGATGCTGACGAAGGCACGGTCAAGTGTTCGGTCAAGCCCCCGGACTTCATCGGCTACCGTGCGGAGGTCGAGCGGTGGGGCTTCTGGCGTCCTGAGTGTGACCCGGATGCCCCAACCCCGGTCGAGCAAATGTTCGGCGTCATCGAGCCCGACGAGCCCGACGAAGCCGAATAGCGGCCATAGCCAGCCTACCGCCGTTGTGTCGGCTATACTGACCTCTGAGTAGAGGTCAAAATGACACCGAACGAATGGTACGCATGGGCGGTCAACGACGAGAGTTACGAGGGCGTGTCAATCACGACCCCGCGAGACGGGGTTCAGTATTTCCCCTTCGACGTTGAGCATCTGATTTACGAAGGAAGCTACGTCTACGGCACGGATTCGTGCATCGTGCAGCCGGTCCCGAGTAAAGAGGGCAAGCTCGCCGCCGAGTGCGTCGAGTTCCCCGACATGGACTGTCCGATCTGCAAGGAACCCGGGCACTCGATCAACGATGCCAACTGCAAAAACCCCGTCGTCTCGATCCGCTCCGTCTTCCTCGGTTGCCGGCGGTGCTACGACGCCGAGTACACGGGCCTCGCTAACGCATACCTCTACGATATGTGTCGGATCATGGGCCTCGATTTTGACTGGCTCGACTGAGCCCCGAACGCGCCTGTGTGGCGTAAGGTAGGTCGTGAGCCTCGATACCAAGTACCGGCCGCTGATCTACGACGATGTGCTCGGACAGGAGGGCACGATCACCGTCCTCAAGGAGTTTGTGAAGGCGGGACAGGGCTTTCAGCAGTCCTACTTGTTCGGAGGCCCGTGGGGCTCCGGCAAGACCACGCTGGGCCGACTCCTCGCCCGTGCCCTGCTCTGCGAAAGCCCGGATGACGGGAACCCTTGCGACAAGTGTGACTCGTGCGTTTCGATCTTGGAGACGGGAACCCACGAAGCCTTCATCGAGGTCGATGCGGCGACCAACAGCGGCAAGGCCGACGTGGCGAAGATCGTGGAGGATCTGGAATTCGGAACCTACTCGGGCAAGCGTCGGATCTATTTGTGGGACGAGTGCCATGAGCTTTCCCGATCCGCGATGGACGCGATGCTCCTCCCCTTGGAGGAGTGCATGCCGGGGAGCCAAGACAAGAAGCTGATCTGTATTTTCTGCACGACCGAGCCCGAGAAGATGCGGCCCGCGATCCTTTCGCGCTGTGCTCCCGCCTTCATCATTCGTCCGGTCGAGCCCGAGGTGATCGGTAAGCGCCTCGCCCGCATTTGTGATTCGGAGGGGATCGCGTATGAGGGTGCGGCCCTGACGCTGATTGCGGAGGCAACGGAATGTCACATCCGAGATGCTCTCAAAGCGGTTGAGGGAGTCGCCATGCTCGGGCCGATCTCCTCTGAGAGCGTCTTCAGCTACCTCCACATGGACGCGAACGCGTTGTATTTGGACGTACTCGCGGCGATTGGCCGGGACCTTCCGGCTGTCATGGAGACTGCCCAAAATCTCCTCTCCAAAGTTTCACCCTCTACTGCGTACTCTGAGATTTCAGATCTGGCGATGCTCGGGTATCGAGTTGGAAATTTGGGGGTAGGAAACCCCCCATCTTTTGTAGATCGGGGCCGCCTTGTGGAAGTTTCAAAGTACCACGGTGAATTTATGGTCGAAGTTGCAGCACGTTTGGCGAAGCATCCGCGCGGTGCATCGGCTTCGATGTTGCTTTGTGACCTCGCCGTTCTGCATCAATTGAAAACCGGAACCGTTACCTCAGTAATTCGCACCCAAGCGCCTATTGAGGTACAACGGGCATCATCGGATCCCGCACCGAATTCTCCTCCACCTCCGGTAGAGTCGAATTCACCGCCGCCAATGGATCCTTCGACTAAGGATCCCGGTAGTGTAGAACCATACGTCACCACGGACGGCGTGTATCTTGTACCAAACGGACGAAAGCAGACCGCACGTCGAGCAACCAGTGGTGGCCTCCCACCTCTTTCGGTCGAGCAATTCGCAGACTCCCTTGATCGACACCTTCAAGAGTACGAACACGAGCATGGCCGATCGCCGGGATGGAACAACGTGGGTCGCTCTGGAGTTGACTCGACAAGGTGAAAAAGAAGTTGAGACTGGGACGCTCGACGGCGAGCTACGTTCGGCGTTGACCCTCGATGCAGGCTGGCCAATCTTCATCCCCTCCCGTGTTTACAAGCGGGGCGCGAAGAAGGTCGTAGTGCATCTGATGGAGGGCTATGCCTTCGTCGCCTCTGGGCTGGACGAGGTGAACTACTTCCGTCTTGAGCACGAAGGCAAGTTAGTAGAACGGGTAATGACCGCCAGCAGCCCTGGCGGTCTCCGCGTCTTAAAGACCATCCCCGATCGTCAGATCCGCGAGCTTCGGCGCAAGCTCGTGGAAGAGGTGTCATCGGATCTTGAGCCGAACATAGCCGTCCATGTGAGTGACGGTAGGTACAAAGGTCTTGAGGGCGTTGTCCTGATGATCGAGGGCGAGTACGCTCTGGTTTCGATCGAGCTTCGGTCAATGGAGATCGTTGCTACGATCCCAAGAGTGTTTTTGACAGCAGATGGTGACGAAGCCATCGTGATAGTAAACTGATGGGTACACGATGGACAGATTGTCGGAGCATCGATCCGACGGAGCTAGAGACTCGGTTTTCCACCGAGGACTCGATCGCGTTTGTCCGCGAGATCGTCAATGACGAGCCGACCGAGGAGACGATGCGCTCCCTTGAGCGCGTCCGCGAGATCATGGAGGCTCTGCCGAAGCGCGAAGCCGATTTCGTGGACCTGTACTTCTTCCGGCACCTCAAGCAGACGGACATTGCCGCCATCTTCCGCGTGAGCCAGCCGACGGTCTGCTACCGGCTGAAGCGTGCGACGCTGCGAATCCAATTCATGCTGTCGCTCCCCGACCTCACCCTCGACCAGATCGAAGAGGCGATGTCCGGGTTCCTCAGCGACCCTCTCGACGTTCAGATCATGGTGCTCATGTACACGACCACCTGCCAGTCTGAGGTCGCCAAGCGGCTGAGCGTGACGCAGGGCTTGGTGCGTCACCGCTTCATGCGGGCAACCCAGAAGATGCTGAAGAACGAGGCGATGCAGATCTACGCCAAGGTGTTCGATGCGATCAGCAAGAACCTCAACATTCTCCGCGAGGTCCAACGGCCCGCGTGGGATGCGCAGGTCGCGTTCGTGATCGACTGATTGGGCGGTAGAGCGCCTATCCCAACTCTCCAGGTAGGAGATCTACACATGCTACTCAAAAAGATGGCTGCGACCGCCTGCGTCCTCGGGCTCACGATTGGCTCCTTCGGGTGCAAGCCCAAAAAGGGCACTGCCAACCCTGACGACTACTTCCCCCTCATCCTCGTCGCAATGGAAAGCGGAAAAACCGCTGCCATGATCGGCCGTAACGAAGCCATCGACAAGAAGAACTTCGCGGGCTGCGTCACGTCGGAGGTTCTGATCTCAGCCACGGACGCCGCAGGCGAAGCCCTCATGGGCCATCTTGGCGGCACCGTCACCATCCCCGGCATCGACGTGGACCTGTCCGACTGTATGCCCTTGAACCCCAAGGACCCCAAGGGAGCCGAGGAGAGCGTGGGCATGATCGTGGAGCAGGTCGTTGGCGTTGCGCTCGGCCTCGGGTCGCACTACGCGGCCAAGCTGGAGACGAGCGACTGCAAGAAGGGCAAGGCTGCCTTGGGAGCCATCGCGTACCTCCAGGGCCTCGTGGGCCCGATTGCAGACGAGGTGTCGAACCCTGACGGGGTATTCACCATCCCATCCGTCGAGGTCCCCCTGAGCGCGTGTGAGACCGCAGGCACGGTCGAGGAACCTCCCGTGGGGGAAGAGGCCCCCGCTGAGGAGCCCGCCGAGGAAGAGGCCGCCGAAGAGGAAGCAGCGGCAGAAGCACCCGCCGAGGAGGCCCCGGCTGCGGAGGCTCCCGCCGAGGAAGCGCCTGCTGAAGAGGCACCCCCTGAGACGCCCGAGGATCCTCCGGCGTCCGACGAGGGCTAATACGCGCCCGACGCGATCTCAGCCAGGCCCTCCCAGGGGGGTCTGGCTGTCGTTTTTCGCGGCTTCGCTTTTCCGCCTATGGGTCGGCAGGAATGAGGCTTGTCATGCCCAAAAAGCCCTCTGAACGACGCGTAATCATGGCGAAGAAAATCGCCGCCGACTGGCTCTCGCAGCATTCCGCTGCTGAGTATCGCTTTCGCGTGTACCACAACGGGGACACGACCCCTTACGTCAACCTTCTCCGATCTTTCCGTGACAATCGGATCCGATTCGGAAGCGTCGATCCGATCCCGGATCTCGGGATCAAACATGAGGTCGAGGGTTTCACGGTCTGGTCGAACGACTGGTCCGGCCTTCAGTCGCTCAAAACCTTCTTGGAGAAGAAGGGCATGGACACGACGTGGATTTGGTGAACGATGGCACTGACTCTGATCGAATCTGCTTTCACCTACCGCTCCGAATTCGGAGGGGAGATTTGGCAATTCACGGTTGTCGTCAACCAGAACTCGACGCAAGGCATCCGCGAGCAAATCGGTCCCTATGGGTTGGTCCGCGACACGCAGACGCAGATCCCCGGGTACGTCCTTGACGACCAAACTACTGCCAAAGGGCAGGTGGAGAATCTCTTGGCACAAACATCAGCAGTCAACGGCATCCTGACCTTTGCGGGTGAAACGTCCAAGACAGTGACCTTTTCGACACCGATGGTGAACACCACCTACCGCGTCGTCCTGTCCGTCGAAGATTTCGTCCCCTTCCGCATCCAATTCAAATCGCTCACACAGTTCGTTGTGGAGAGCGGCATTACCTTCACCGGGGCCGTCGGTTTCGACGTGTTCGTCTAGGGACGCCATGCAACGACAAGCACTACAGACCAACACTGAGGAGCGCCGTCTCTCGATGGCGAACGACTCATGGATGGGTCCTGCCGCCATCGACAAGTTGATCCGCCAAATCGAAGCGGGTCGGGGTGCGGAACTCTCGGTCCGCGAGCTTTGGTTTGAACGGTACGTGGACACGTGGCCTGAGCTTCTCCCAGAGGAGCAGAAGCTCATGCAAGAGTGCGACGCGCATTTGGAAGAAGCCGGGCTGGCTGCCTCCAAGGGTGAGGCTGGTGCGATCGAGCATTTGGAGGAGGCGAAGAAGTGCCGCGCGAAGGTCGTGGACTCGCTCAAATCCAAGCGCAACTACGAGGCAGAAGCTCTGGAGCTACGCGACGACGCTGTGACGCTGCTCGATCGGCTCGTTCTCTCGACGGCACGCGGCTTCGCTCCGATCAGCACGAAGCAGGTTCTCGCAGACATTGAAACTCGCTGCCTTCACAAGCAGGAGCAGACCATGCTTTCCAACCTCAAGGCTTCGATCGGACGCTCCAAGAAGCGTGGCGACGAGGGCCTCGATGCGTGGGAGCAAGCGAAAGAAGAACTACTCATGCTACGTGACGAGATCAAGCGCGCCCCCAAAGCCCCGAAGAAGGGCAAGAGTGCCTCTCTTCATTCCAAGCTGGTGCGGCTCGCTCATGCCCACCCCGAATTCCGCGACCACCTCATGCCGCTCGTCCTGGCCCCGGCTGTGACCTTCGGCAAGGCAGCGGCGGACAAGAACCCGACCCCGTGGCGTACAGACGGCGTGGTCGAGGATCTCCACGCCGAGCTTTACAAGCTCGCCGACGAGCACCGTCTTGCCAATGGGCGCGCACCCGATGGGACGGGCGCGCTGGAATACCAGATCCGGTTCCTGCGAGCTTCGCTGAAGAGATCGTTGCCTTGGATCTACGACAACATTGTCCTCACGGCTCAGTCTTCGATGGCTCAGTCCCCCGGGCTCGCCCCGGTCGCCAAGAAGGTGATCAAGGAAGCAAAGGCTCGCCGCAAGGAGTGGGACGAGGCACACGCAGCCGAGCTTGCGGCTCGGACCCACGCATAGGAATTCACGATGGCCCAACCTCCGTACAGAGTCGATGCACTAGAGATCGTTGGAGACAGCGGTGTTGGATCGCGGCTGATTGAGTCGCACGACACCGATGGGACTCTGCTTTTCACTGACTCCAAGGTGACGGACCTCGCCCTCTACGCGTTGACTGGCATCCAGCAGGTCGGGGGCGTCATCGTCCTGGGCAAGAGCGGATCGGGTCGAACCAAGGACGCGAACGGCGACGAGATCGACACGTTCCAAAAAGCGTTCGATGCGGTTCCCTCCTCCTCCAGCCCATCGAGCCCGTGGGTCATCCTCGCCATGCCCGGCGTCTACATCGAGGACACTTTGATGGAGAAGAACGGCGTCGAGGTCGTGGGCCTCGGCAACGTCGTCCTGCGCAACGCCACGGCCGGTGCTCACACCCTGACTTTTGTAGAAGGGCCCTTCTCCGTCCCCGAGAAGGTTCAGTTCCGCCACATCCGCATCGAGAACACCAGCGCGACCGAAGCGTGTGTACGCATGTTCTCCGGTCTGTTCGCCACGGGCACAACGACCGTTGCCACGGTCCCCTTCGTCGGCGACACGCTGTCGATCGCAGGCACGACCCTCACGGCCATCGCCAACGGAGGCACCCCTGTAGCCGGCGAGTTTGAGCTTGGCACCGACA